ATTACTAATAATAAATAAACTAAATATTTTTCCAAAGATCATAATTCAATTATTATCTGTATTTTGTGCTATTTATGGATTATGGTGGATATTAACTCTTATTACGCCTATTCGCTGGCTAGGATTATTGCCCATATATTGTGCGTACCTTGCAACAAAATCTAAAGACGCGAGGCTTGACAACCGATAACAGTATGGTATGATACGCTAATCACAGGTCGATAACGAAACATATTGGAGAAGAAAATGAAGTTGGCAGACAGGACGGTTGAGACTCATAGTGCTGGTGTTAAGAGCGAAGCAGGATTCACTATCGCCCAAACCAGTAAAATGTTTAAGATTTTGTCAGACTCTCTTTATTCTGACAAGGTGATGGCAGTTGTTCGTGAATTGTCCACCAATGCTTATGATAGTCATATTGCTGCTGGCAATAAGAATCCTTTTAAGGTGGTGTTGCCCAGTGCTGGTAATCCTAATTTTGTAGTGCGTGATTATGGTACTGGTCTTAGTCAGACCGATATGGAGAACCTGTATACAACTTATGGTGCTAGTAACAAGAATACTAGTAACGATTTTGTTGGTTGTCTTGGTCTAGGTTCTAAGAGTCCGTTTGCATATACCAAGAGTTTTACTACTAGTTCTTATTACAACGGACAAAAGTATACTTATGTTGCCGCTATTGATGATAGTGGTGTTCCTACTCTGAATCTTTTTAGTGTCAGCGAAACCGATGAGCCTAATGGTCTTGAGATTAGTTTTGCTGTAAAGCAGTATGACTTTGCCGAATTTAGCAGCAAGTCTATGCGTATTTTCCACTACTTTAAGATGAAGCCTATTATCGAGGGTGGTGTTCTAACTAATCTAAAAGATCATAAATATAGCAATAAGAATATCATCTTGAGCGGTGATGGTTGGAGAGTTTGCCGTCTGAATAGTGATACTAATTATTATCCTAATGTTCATCATCATATTGATAGTGGCATTGTTGCATTAATGGGTAATATTGCCTATCCTGTTAAGGCTAGTCAGATTATTGGTGATGAAAAGCAAACCACTAATGATGCTATTCAGCGTTGGAATCGTGCTTTTCAAAAGGCCGATATTGACAGTTGGAAAAGTTTTGTCAATGAAATTATTAATCAAAATCTTTATCTTGAACTTGATTTTGGTATTGGCGAACTTGAAATGGACGTTTCCAGAGAAGGTTTGCAGTATACCAAAGATGTAATCAGAACCTTGCGTGAAAAGACTCAAGAGATTTATCTTGAGATGAAGGAAGAATTTAGTAAGAAAATCGCCGCCGCCAAAACCAAGGTAGAAGCAATTACGCTTTATTATACCCTTAACGATCTTGCTGGTGGTTGGGGAGTTGGTGCTGAATGGACTGATAGCAAGGGTAAGAAGCACAATATTAATTCTGGACAGGATCTAGAGTATAAGATTCCTGCCGGAAAGAGTATGTACGTTTTTAATTATCGTACTGCTGGCTATCGTTCTCGTCGCATGGTTTATCAAACAAGTAGTATTCATCATAATACTCTTACTGGTAAGGGAGAATACTATTGGAATAATCAGAAAAAGACGGGCGAACTGTCATTCTTTGTTTGCGATATTAAAACAGAAGAAACAGCAAAGAAGATAGTTACTAGATATTGCAATGACAATAATTGTTTTGCGTATCTAATGATTGATACTAAGGATCACACCAAAGCAGATGAAGGTTTTGATAGTCTAATTGCTGATGTTGGTGCTGACAAAATCAAGAAGGTTTCTGACTACAAGGATTTGATTAAGAGCAATAGTCCTCGTAAGCAAAGTAGTCGATCTTCTAATGGTGCTGTTAGCGACCAAGATGTATTTTTTATCTATGGAGAATCTAAGGATAGCGGTAAAATTAGCAATCCTTATAACGACGCTCCTTGTCTCAGGGTTTTGACAGAAGATGAATTGGAGGCTTTTGAAGATAGCGATGAGATTATTTATGTTCCAATCATTCGCTATGCTAGTGCTTCTAATGAATATCCGTCGATCTCTGATTTGAACCTAATGATAAATGATGTTGCTGCAACATCTCTAGTCAAGGATTTGTTTGGGTCTAATAAGATTTATGCTATTAAGAGTGCTTTTGTAGATAAACTCAAGAAACAGGGTTATACTCTGATAGACTTTAATACTTTCTTCAAGAATCAACTCAAAAGAGTTGCCAAAGATAGTCTGAGCAAGTTGTCAGAATATAACGGTATTGTTGAATTTAGCAAAACTCAGAACAATTATTCTGCTAAGAATAGCGATACTTACTATGGATATGGCACTCTTGAAAAACAATTCACTTTTCATATGCTTAATATTTTTGGTTTGGACTATGACAAGCATATCAATAATAAGAAACTGGTTGATGCTATCAATTATTGTCTAGTTATTGAGTTCTTTGTTGATACTGTTCATCGTTCTTCTTTTGATATCAAGCGATTCAAAGCGACTGATTACTTTGGTCATATGACCAAACTATTAAGTGATATTGGAATCAATGGTCTTGATAGTCAGAAGGTTCGTAATAGTAATATTGCGTACAATTCTTTAGTATCTTATATTCAGAGTAGAATGTATATTCACAATGAAGATATGATGAAGGAGTGTCTTGGTATTATCAAGCCAGATGTTTCCAAGAAATATAATCTTCCCAAAATGGAAGATGTTAGAAAAGATATTAAAACCGAACTTGACAACAATCCCGTTTTGAAGTATATTGTTGGTAGTCGTGCCGTGTCTGGCGAACTAAGAGAACTATCTGGTTCAAATGAACCGATTAAACAACTTGATGACAGGCATTACTACAGCGGTAATACTAAAACATGGTTGACAAGTCTAAATGATGTGGAAGCATTTAGAAAGCAAATTGGTAGTTTAGTTAAGTAATCACAGGTAACAATAGGAGTTTTACAATGGCTGTTCCGTTTATGTTTGTTGATGGTAATTTGACGCTGGTTCTTAATAACCAGAGTTATCAGGTTTTGCCGGATCATATTAATTACAAGATGATTCTTGAGCGTTTGCCAACAGCGACCGCTGATGAATTGCTTGAGATTGTTGATATTCAAAAAGCAGTCGCAGTATTTAGCGATGGTCTTGTGGATATTAAGGAAGGTAAGGTGTTCTACGATGGTGACGAAGTTCATGGTAGTATTAGCAAGAGAATTCTTGAGTTTATGAGTAAGGGTCTGCCATTTCAGCCTCTCGTCAACTTTCTGAATAATCTTATGGATAATCCTAGTATGCAGAGTCAGCAGGAACTTTATGATTTCCTTGAGCATGAGCATCTGCCAATTACTGAGGATGGATGCTTTCTAGCATATAAGGCTGTTCGTAGTGATTATATGGACAAGTATGCTGGAAAGTTTCGTAACAAGGTTGGTGATATTTGTAAGATGACCCGATCAAAGGTTGATGATAATCGTGGTCGCGGTTGTTCTCAGGGACTTCATGCTGGAGCATTGAACTATGTTGCTGGTTACGGCAGCGTCGATGCTGGTGATCGTATTGTTATTGTGAAGATTAATCCTTGTGACGTTGTTAGCGTTCCTAGTGATTGTAATTGTGAGAAACTTCGTACTTGCCAATATGAAGTTGTTGGAGAGTATCAAGGCGAACTTCTCAAGCCTCTTTATTCATCTAACTTTGCCGAAGATGACTATAATGACGATGAGGATGATTATGATCATGAATATAATTGGGCATGGAACGATGATGAAGAAGATGTGGATGAAGATTACTATGCTGATGCTGACGATGAAGATGAGGATAATTACGACGATCAGTATTGATCGTTAAAAGAAAATGGAGTCTGGTGACTAAGATCATAGCCTCTGGTTGGGAAACTCGACAAACGCTATGTGAGAAGGTTCGATTCCTTCCCATTTTTTAAGAGATAATTCAATGCACGAAGATTATGACGACAATGAATATGATGAAGATGATTATGACTATGATCATCCATCATTAAATCCTTATCATTATTACTTTAAATTTGATGTATCGGCTGATAGTCCGCTGTCAAAATGGTTAACTGATATGTTTAATGATATAGATTGGAATCAAATACCTTCTATGCCATTAAATAGTGTTCCTGGCTTTCCGTTTGTTTCGTTACCTGTGAATAGTTGGAATCCCGATACTGGCAAGGGTAACTCCTTCCAGTATTTGGGATCCAATTATGCTGGTAGTCCAATATGGAAAACCAAATACTTTGCTATTGATAAAATTAACATAGAATATAAATTACATCTACAAACTCACGCTAAACATTTTGTTAGTCAACCAACCTATTACAATGGATTATTCGATATCCTAAATTAAGAATATTATGAGTAAAGAATTTTTTATTATCAACAACTTAGAAGATTTTGTTAATGCGACTAGGCGATTAGTGTTTAAAAACTTTGGAACAAATCCCGATGAGGATCTAAATTTAGAAGATATAATCACAAATTCATCTCCACAAGATGAATCAGAAATGAATAATGTTCTATCTTATTCCGAATCATGCTCAATAGTAAAATCTTTCATAAAAAAACAAACCAATAAAAAGACAAAAGAAAATAGATATGTTTTAGACGAAGAAATTTATATGTCTATTGTAATGTCTCTAAATGATAGGCTTGTGAGTAATATACTCAATGGTTTAGTAAACAAAGGTTTGGTCGAAACAGCATATGATGATAAAACAAATGACTTTGTATTTTGGATAACAGATGAGTATAAAGAAAACATCAAAAAAGATACAGAATCGCCAGAAACCGATTGAATACGATATACATTTAAACTATGTATGTAAACAATGCGGTCAAAAGCATTGGTTATCAATTAATGAAGCATCAACTAAAAAATTTAAAGTTGTGTGCGATTGCGGACATATATTTGGTGTTAAAAGAGTTACGGGTTTTAAACTCATATTTCATAAAAAAACTACTCCTCCTATAAAACAAATAGAACAGGAGCAAAAACCCATTGATATGAAACCTAAAGTAGAGATTATACCGAATGAATTACTAGATCAAATTGTTCCAACGCTCATTACTTATGGTTTTACAAAAAAAGAAGCAATAGATATGTCAAAAACATCATATTCTAAATGCCCACAAAACGACGCTATTGGTTTAGTCAAACAAATATTGGAATCACTAAGGAGTCAGAATGTCAACTAATGTAATCAGACCATCAAAATTTGAACATATTATCGGCCAAACAGATGTTGTCAATCGCTTAAAAATTATGGTGTGTGGCTGTTTAAATACAGACAGTGTGATGCCTCATGTTTTAATAGACGGCCCGCCGGGGCTAGGTAAAACAACCATAGCGAGTTCTATAGCCAACGAACTCAATACTAATTTATACACTCTCAATGCCGCTAGTATTCGGAGTATTAAAAATCTTCTACCATATCTCATGGGCATAGCCCCAAGATCAGTTTTATTCATAGATGAAATTCATAGATTACCTAAAATAGTAGAAGAATTTCTTTATCCTGTTATGGAAGATTTTGTACTCAACATTACTGTAGATTCCAAACCAGAATCTATAGATCTTCCTATGTTCACATTGGTTGGTGCGACAACTAGTGGCGGAAGTTTGAGTCAACCATTCTATGATAGATTTACAATAAAAGAGCATTTATCCTTTTATACTACAGATGATTTAGCCAAACTAGCAGGATTGAACGCAAAAAAGTTCGGACTAATGTTACAAGATAATGATCTATTGGAAATAGCGAAAAGAAGCAAAGGCACACCGCGAATTCTTAATGCTAGACTACAATGGTACAAGAACTACACCGCATTTTGTAAAAATAAAAACATAGATATTGATGAAATTTTTAATAGTCAGGGTATTGATAGTAGAGGATTAGATGTCTATGATAGACTATATTTAGAAGTATTACAAAAATCTAGAGGAAATCCGCTAGGACTTAAAAGTATATCTTCGATGACAGGAATTGCAATAGAAACAATCGAGAACAGCATAGAACCATACCTAATAAGAGAGAAGTTTGTTATTAGAACTCCAAAGGGTCGAATCATAGGAGATAAAAAATGAAATCAATATTATTAGGAATGATAATATTCTGTTTTTTAACTATTACACTAAATGCTGAACCTCCTGTTTTTGTACACGATATGTTGGATGCTATAGCATTATCAGAACACTCTAATAAACAAATATTGGTTGTGTTTACTGCCGATTGGTGCAAACAGTGTCAAGTGATGAAAAAAGATATTACCGATAGTCCGGACATGGTTAGTGATACAATAGTCTGTTATTTGGATCTTGATTCTAATAAAGAACTAGCAAAAGAATATCAAGTAAAAACTATTCCTGATTATTGTATTCTTAGAAAAAGAATTCAAATTAGAAGAACTCGTGGATATACAACCAAAGAAAAATTTATAAAGTGGTTTCAAAATGACAGATAATACTATTATAGTTCTAATACTTTTAGTTCTGAATTTTTTTGTTTTTGTTTTAGGATTATTGTGCGGGAGAATTTTTCTATCTGTGCAAAGCCATAATCAAACACAATCTTTCTTTCAGCAGAAAAATAAAACAGCACAAAACAATATATCTATTGATGATACAAGATACGTTGTTGATATCAAAACAGATAATCTGGAGAAAAAATATGATAAGTTGGGCGACACCACACAATCAACCGAGCAGATATCATCTTCTATCAATAAACTAAAAAATCTTAAAAAATAGGCTATTTGTGGTGTAAATAATTATACCAATATTCATGAAAGGGTAAATTATGTCAAAAGGTTTAGATGTCGGAACAAGTTTTATAGTATTATCAACACACATATCCGATGGTACTGTTGAATATAAGGATTTCAGGGATGCCTTTTATATAATCAAACCCACTACGCCAGTTGCTACAAAAATGATTGAAAAAGGTCTTGCTGGTAAAGTCTTTATCAAAGATAGCGACGGTAGTTTTATCCTCTTAGGCAAAGATGCCATTGAAAAAGCCATAGAACGTAATGATACCGCTAAAAGACCAATGTACAAGGGCGTAGTGTCCTCAAAAGAAAAAGACGCAAAAAGAATACTGGCATTTATTTTAAAAGAAGTAGTCGGCACAGCATCAGAGCCAAATGAAAAATTAGCGTTCTGTATTCCTGCACAACCAGTAGACCAAGAGGATGAAGATTTTGACGTTGGTTATCATGAAGATGTTGTTAAAACGATTTTATCAGAATGCGGATATAATGCTCGTGCTATTAATGAAGCCGAAGCATTATGTTATGCGGAATTAGAGAATGACGAATATACCGGCATTGCTATTAGTTGCGGGGCTGGAATGACTAATGTTTGCGTAATGCTAAACGGCGAACCAACCGTTGTCTTTAGTACAACAAAATCTGGAGATTGGGTTGATCGTATGAGTGCTGTAGCCACCGGAGAACCAGACAGCGTTGTTCAGGCAGAGAAAGAGGGCGGTGGTTTTAAAATAGGTGAGCCCAATGAAAATCCAATTTTAGGTGCCGTGTCCGCTTATTATGATAGATTAATTGATTATACCACTAAACAATTATCTATCGCATTGAATGGTCACAAATCTTTACCTAAATTTAAAAATCCTCTCACGATAGTTATTGCTGGCGGAACATCTCAAGCAGAAGGATATATTGAAAAATTTGCTGAAAAATTAGTAGCAAATAATTTTCCATTAACTATTAAAGAAGTAAAACATGCCAAAGATCCGCTTCATGCAGTATCTAAAGGATGTTTGATAGCGGCTGAAATATTCTGATGATAGATTTATATAAGAATGGTTTGGTGTTAATACCAAATTTTTTGAATGCAACAGAAGAAGCGTTTATCCTTTCCAATATAATACCATCAGTACCTATTCATAAAACCACTAGAAATAGCATAAAAAGATACGGCTCTAATATTCCGTATAAAAATCAGTTAGAATCTGATATAATTCCAGAATATTTAGAAGTAATCTCAGATAAAATTGTATCTCATGGTTTATTAGAAACAAAACCTAATTCTGTATCTATAAATGAATACTTAATAGGCAATGCCATAGCACCACATGTTGATAGTATTGAAAGCGGCCCAGTTATTACCATAGTCAGCTTAATATCAGATGCTATTATGGAATTTATGTTAAACGATCATAAAATACAAGTAAATATACCAGCAAAAAGTTTGATTCAATTAAAAGATGAAATACGCTATAAATGGAAACATTCTATATTACCAGTAAAATCCAAAAGATATTCTATTGTATTTAGAAATGGATAAGATGGTGTATTAAAATTGGTTATTAATTCCTAATCAAAGTAGGAGCTTATTATGAAAACCTATTTTTTATCCATACTATCATGGTGTTTAATATTAGGAATAGTCATAGCGGGCACGATAGATCCAACAGTTCCAGATGATAAATATCTTGATTATGGCAGTAAATTTACATATGTTGGAAAGATTTGTGGAATAGATAAAGATGGCACAAAATTTTGTGGATCCGGTGTGGCGATAGACGATCATTTTATATTAACTGCCGCCCATGTTGTAAAAGATACAAAATCATGTCATTTTATTTTAGAAAGTGGAACATATGCAGTGTCAGAAGTAACTATTCACTCAGACTTTGGATCTAAATTTGGCATAGCCGATATTGCAATAGGATATTCCGAAAAACCACTCAATCTTAAATTTTATCCAGAATTATATGATCAGAACGATGAAGATGGTAAATTATGCTGTATATCTGGATATGGCTTAACAGGAAATTTTAGAACAGGAGCTAAAACTAGTGATAATAAAAAAAGAGCTGGATCCAATATTGTAGATTATATTAGTGATGATATGTTAGTTTGTAGCGTTAGACACATAGACACCCATAAAACTTCTTTAGAGTTTTTAATTGCTAGTGGGGATAGCGGTGGTGGATTATTTATCGACAATAAATTAGCTGGTATTAATTCTTGTGTTATGGCATCAGGACGTAATTCTCCTTCCTCAAAGTATGAAGAAGAAAGCGGCCATACAAGAGTATCTAAATTTATTCCATGGATCAATAAAATACGCAAAAAATAACATATCACTTGACACGTCTCTCCAAACAAGTATAATAATATCGTATTAGGTTATATTAATTTTTACATCACATGCACGACCAAGATAATAGAAAAGACTTCAGGCGACAAAAATTTGTCAATAAAAATCTTCCCAAAAGGGAAAAGATTTCTGATGAACAAAGATTTCTCTCCAAATCAAAAAAAGAAAAGAAGCAAAAGATAGAGGACTTAAGAGAAGAAGAATTGTGGGAAGATTGGAATAATGAAATATCTTGAAGAATTAAATATTGGAGATTCTTTTTCTTATCAAAACCAGGTATTTTTATTAACCAGTGATTTTAAAGCCAATGGTAATAAGCTATGCTACTCATTAAATACCGGATTTCCAACTTGGTTGAGCAGTCAGAGCATAGTGGAACATTCTCCAATATATATCTTAGATAAAGACAATAATATTATACCACTAAATATAACTCCAAAAAATGATATTATTTCTAATTAGGCTAAAAACCTTTATCAAATCTCTGGTATGGCATATAAGTATGGGCTTACCTAAAAGCACACAACAACAGATTAATGATCGATTTAGTATCTGCTTAACGTGCGATAATTATGATCAGCACAATCAAGAGTGTTTACAATGCGGTTGCAATATTAATCAGAAAAGAATTTTTCTAAATAAATTAGCCTGGGCCGATCAAAAATGTCCTTTGGATAAATGGCATAGTCTGGTGTAAGAGTTGACTTTTGGATAACGACTGATACAATAGGATGCTGGAGGACATTATATGAAAACACTATCAAAAAATCGGCTACCAATTTTATACGATAATCTATTTACATCTGTAGAACAAACAGTACGTGGAAAAAATGCTGGATCTAGCGTCATCGTTCCTCACGTTTGCAATAATATTAATGTATTTGGCGGAGGATTTACAGGCGGTATATCAAAATACTATCCGATAGTCAAAGAAAATTTTCATCTTCTTGGCAATCAGGCTCGGATGGGATATGTACAATATGTTGAAGTAATGAAAGATCCAATACATAACCATAGACTAATTTTTGCCAATATGATAGCACAAAATGGAATTATCTCTAAGAATAATAGCCGGCCGCTCAACTATGGATCATTGGCTATATGTATGATGTCTGTAGCATCCTATATTAAAAACAATTTTGATAAAGAAAATACTGTACAGATTCACGCTCCTAAGTTTGGTAGCGGATTGGCCGGTGGTAACTGGAATTTTATTGAAGAACTGATTAAAGATATTTGGTTAAATATACCAGTAATGATTTATAGTCTATGAGTACAAAAGTAGTATATATAACTGGATGTTTAGGTTTTATAGGATCATATGTCACTAGAAAATGTCTTGATAAAGGATGGTATGTAAAAGGTGTTGATAAAATTACATATGCCGCCAATACAGAACTTTTACACTTATTCAATAGATATAAAAATTTTTCTTTTATTCATGCGGACATTAATGATATAGATTTTTTGTATGATTGTGACTATATTATTAATACGGCAGCAGAAACGCATGTAGGAAATAGTATTGTAGATAGTACTGATTTTATAAAGTCTAATATCAGTGGCGTTTATAATCTTTTAGAACTTATCAGAAGTTATCGCACAGAAACCGGTAGATTACCTATATTATTGCATTTTAGCACAGATGAAGTTTATGGAGATATAATCTCAGGATCACACACAGAGGTAGATATACTAAAACCATCCAATCCGTATTCTGCCACAAAAGCGGCGGCAGATATGCTTATTCAGGCTTGGGCTAGAACATATGATATTCCTTATATTATAGTTAGACCCACAAATAATTATGGTATTGGCCAATATATAGAAAAACTAGTACCAAAATCAATTAAATATCTTAATCTAAAAAGAAAAATACCTCTTCACAACAATGGTACTCCAATAAGGAATTGGTTACACGCCAAAGATACAGCAAATGCAATAGACATAATTATTGAGTCTGGATTAGTAAACCAAATATATAATATCTCTGGTAATTTAGAGCAATCAAATATAGATACTGTTAAAAAAATTATACAACTTTATTTTAATAAACAAGAAATCGATCCATCTGATCTAAAAACGTATATAGATTTTGATATAAAAAGAAGTGGACAGGATTTGCGATATGCTTTAGACGATACTAAGTTAAAGCAATTGGGATGGAAACCGATTGCAAATTTTGATAATGAACTTGAATTGATTATAGATTATTATCGAAATGAATTCATATGGTAAAAACATTATTAATTACAGGATCTAACGGTTTTGTTGGTAAAAATCTTATCGAATTTTATCAAAATAAATATGACATTATATCCTTAACTAGAGAGGATCATATTGATGAAGTACTCTCTAAAAAACCAGATATTATTATCAATTGTGCTGCAAGCATTTACGATCTAGATACAATGTTTAGTACCAACGTTATGCTTGTTAATAGTCTAATAGAATATGTTATAAAAACTAAGAATAAATTAATACAGATAGGTTCTTCAGCAGAATACGGGAAAAAAGATCATGCAACAAAAGAAAATGATAATCTAGAACCCGTTTCTTATTATGCCGGAACCAAAGCGGCAGCAACCATGATGTGCAGAAGTGCTTCTTTAGAATTTAATGCACCAATTATTATTGCTAGACCGTATAGTTTATATGGTAATCATGAAAAATCATACAGATTATTTAATAAATTATTTGATGCATTTACTCAAAATCAATACATGGTTTTATCCGCAGGTTATCATGATTTTATATATATCAAAGATTTTATTAGAGGGATAGATCACTTAATTAATTCTGAAAATATAATTTATGGCGATATTGTAAACTTTGGAAGTGGCGTACAAACATCAAACATGGAAGTGCTACAAAAATTTATTGATATATTTGGATTTAGTCCTACGTGTATTGAAACTAAAAATACTATGGCTAAATCTTTTGAATCTGAAACATGGGTATGCGATACCTCTTATGCAAAACAACAATATAATTTTAGCACAACATATTCTTTAGAAAATGGTATATTAGACTTTATTAATACAAAAAGGACACTATCATGATACTAGATATAATAGCAAGCAATCAAACTCCTCTCAAAATAGAGATAAATGAACAAAATTCAATCTCACACTTCCTTTCTCCACAATCTTATATTCACACTATTCTACACGAACAAATTAATAGAGATAAAATATATGATTTTTTCTTTAATGGAAAGACAGATTTAACTGTTTTAGATGCCGGAGCTAATGTTGGTATTTTTTCTGTTTTTTGTTCATCGTCAAGCAAAATAGTTTATGCTATAGAACCAACCCCATCACATTTTAATATTCTATCAGAAGTAGTAAAGCCATTTGATAATATAAAAACAATCAATGCTGCTGTGTGGAATAAAGATGAAGATATTAGGTTTTATATAGTTGATCATAATACAACATCCAATAGTGCTGTCTCTCCAACAAATAATTTTGTTACTGTGTCAGGAAAAACTCTACAAACATTAATACAGGAAAATAATATCACGCATTTAGACCTAATTAAGATGGATATAGAAGGTTCAGAGTTTGAAGTTATTAGTGATGAATTATTAGACTATATATATCCAATAGTAGATAATTGGTTTCTAGAAGTACATACGTATCCACAATATTGTAATAATTTTAGTGCTTGTAGGGAAAGAATTGCTAATATATTTCAGAAACACAAATATATAACAGAAAACAAGGGCAACGACGGACTATTCATACATAAATGAAAACTGCATTTTTTACTTGGATCTCTAATAACTATAGAGATTATAATATTGATTTTCAAAGTTTTTATAAAAGCTTTAAGTATTTTCATAAAGATATAGATTTGATTATTTTTGATGATTCTAAAATAAATCCCTTATTCAGGTCTAAACCTTGGTTAAAAACAACAAATTGTAAGGCCAGCTTTGCAAAACTTTTATATAATGATTACGATTTGTTAGTCAATGTTGATTCTGATTTTTATTTTTTTGACAGATGTAATGAGATACTTACCGGCGACTATGATATAGCGGCATGTGCTAACTATAATATAGTACAAAATGTTTCCTTAAAGCAACAAACCATTAATGGCTATAATATTCCATATATTGATGAATTGCATTATATTCAGGGCGGCATGATAGCAAGCACAAGTAAAGAATTTTGGGATGAGTACGAGGATTTATCACGACAATTTTCTGATCAATTACCATTATATGAAAATGACGTTTTAAATATCTTATGGTCATCTGGTAAATATCAAACAAAAATTTTAGACGGAGATTATGATTATAGATCACAAAAATTTGCATGCTATTATAATTGCACTAGTCTAGGCAGAATCAATAACTGCATTGTGCATAACGATAGAGTCTATCTGGACAACAAGCCTATGAGATGTTATCATGTAGCACATGGATGGCACAGGAGAAAAGACAGGGTACACGAATTATTTCCACCAGATGTTAGTAATTGGTTTTATTCAAAAATACAATGAATACTATAAAAAGATTAATTGATATTACATATCAAGAAAAACTAAGTCATTTAAGTAGCTGCTTATCTTCTTTACCAATCATAGAAGAAATATACGATCTAAAAAGTGATGATGAAATATTTATCTTAAGTAATGGTCATGCCGGATTGGCTTTATATTGTATTTTAGAAGAAAAATATGGCATCGATCCGGTCGCCTTATTACATAAACATGGAATACATCCTGGTAAAGATGTCGCTAATAAACTATATTGTTCCACAGGAAGTTTAGGTAGCGGATTACCAATAGCGGTAGGTCACGCACTGGCAGATAGAAACAAGAATGTTTGGTGTTTAATATCTGATGGAGAATGCGCAGAGGGGTCTATATGGGAATCTTTAGCTTTTATACATAAATATAAAATCAATAACATAAAGATATATGTTAATATTAATGGTGTGTGTGCTTATGATTTTGTTGATAAAAAGTATCTTATTGATCGCCTAAAAACATTTCTACCAACTATCAATATTCGTGAATCAGATATTCCTAATTACGAATTTGCTCAGGGTATTTTAGCTCATTATTATGTGTTAAAAACAGAGGACTATGAAAAATTATGAGAAAACTATTTGGTTCTTTGATTTTTAATGAGATGCAACAAAACAAAGACATCTTTCTTATTACTGCTGATCTTGGATTTGGTGTTCTTGATAAATGTAAAGAAATTTTTACTGATAGATTTTTTAACACCGGTGCTGCTGAACAACTCATGATAGGACTTGGTATCGGTCTTGCTGAAAATAATAAAATACCTATTTGTTATTCCATAACCCCATTTCTTTTATATCGTCCATTTGAATTTATTCGTAATTATATTAATCATGAAAATATTCCAGTTAAATTAGTTGGCAGCGGAAGAGACAAAGATTATAGTCATGATGGTATTAGTCACTGGGCTGAAGATGATGAACAGGTACTGTCCTCATTGCCAAATATCGAAATATTCAAACCAATATCAGAAAAAGAACTTATTGAACAATTTAAGATATTTTTGTATTCTGATAAACCAGCATATTTAAATTTAAAGAGATAAAAAATGAGAGTAGTAATTTTTACTAATATTTCTAAAGAAATACATGATATGGCATCAATTACAATACCAAATAAACTAGAGTATTGTTTGAGACACAATTATTCTTTTATTATTAATGATCAACCATATGATGATATTATGGTTAGAATGAATACATTAATACCGCTTTTAGAGAATTATGATATATTATGGTATATGGATGCTGATACTATTATTACAGATATGACAAAAAAAATTGAAGATTTAAATTGTTTAGGTCCACACATAACGGTTTGTGAAGAAGGAATAGTTCCTTGGAATCATATAAACTGTGGATCAATTGTATTTCGTAATACAGACAATAGCAAAAGTATTCTGCAAGCTATCACGGATAATGTACAACATTGGAAACCATTGGTCTGTCAATGGCAAACATGGTTATATTTACTAAAAGACCATATTGGAGATACCTTAACTATTGCACCACTCAGATCATTCAATTCTTGCGTATGGAATAAGCCTGGAAATGGGCCAGGATTACCCGGCTCTCATTGGCACGAAGGCGATTTTGTGTGTCATCCGTGTGGCATATTTCCATATTCTCCGCTAAGAGTAGAATATATTAAAGAGACGTTAACTAAAGTTATCAGATAATAGAGCAAACCTATTAGCTTAGGAGTACAAATTATTATACTATGAATATACAAGAATTATTACCACCATCTGAAGAATTTATCGACAGATACAACAAAAATATTGATTTGGGTAAAGTTTTTTTAGCTGATCAAAAAATAGCAATAGTTGGACTAGCCAGAAATATTGGTTCTTCTATTGAAAATTCTGTTAATAAATTGGTTAATTTTGCTAAAAATGCCAAAGAGTATAAAATTATTATTTTTGAAAATGATTCACAAGATAATACCAGGGAAGTTTTGGATAATCTAAAAACTGATAATGTTAATATTATAACTATTTATGAGACTAATCATAGACCTCAGTTTGGACAAATACAAAACACAGAACGCACAATGGCTTTGGCGGAATATAGAAATATTCTGAAAGATTATGTTAAGACACACCTATCTGACTATGATTTTGTAATAGTATCCGATATGGATTTTGTTGACTTTAGCGAACCAGGGTGCTATAATTCATTCGGATGGTTAAGTTCTCACTATCAGCAGATAGATGGTGTTGCCGGAAATAGCTACACATATCAAGAAGTTAATTTTCCAAATCAAAAGAGCTTATGGAATTATGATAGCTGGGCATTTAGATATAATTGGTGGAATCAACTACCCCTTTTAAATTCTATGACTTATGGCCCAATGATGTGGTTCGGATTTTTTATGATGCCTGTTGGATCTCCTATTATACCTGTAAATAGTGCTTTTGGAGGCATGACTATCTATAAAACAAAACAGTTTATTCAGGGAGCCTATAATGGTTTTGATTGTGAGCATGTGTGTTTCCATAATAGTCTAAAACAACAACTACCGTCATTTCAATTAGTGTTAAATCCTTCTCAAATAATGTTATTATGATTTTAATTTTAATATTGGCTATGATTATCGGTGGACTTCAAGCCTATGTATCCATTAATAAACTAGATGGAAATACAAATAATACAGTACCTCCATCAAATAGTTTAGTAGAATTTATTTTTTTAAACAAATAACGATGAATAGACTAAAACAACAAAGAGTCTACTTGGCTGGTGCTATGGATCGTGTTGTAGATCGTGGTACTGGTTGGAGAAATAATATTACTCCATTTTTAGAAAATTTAGAGATTGTAGTATTCAACCCTATAAGTAAACCTACAGATATCGGCTTAGAAGATCATGATACTCATCAAATAAAAACTAAGTTAAAGCAAATGGGTAGATATGACGAATTATCGTCAATGATGAAAACAATACGGGCAGTTGATCTAAGATTAGTTGATATCAGCGATTTTTTAATTGTGAATCTAGATTTAGATATTCATCCATGTGGAACTTATGAAGAAATATTTTGGGCAAATAGACAGAAAAAACCTATTATAGTTCATATGGTACAGGGCAAAGGACATACGCCCGATTGGTTATTTGGAACTATACCTCATCAAATGATTTTTTCAAATTGGGATGAAATTAAACATTATCTTGAACACATTAATACTTCTGAAAATATAGACACTCATAAAAGATGGTACTTTTTTAATGCAAAAAATAATTAATGAAACTAAATTAGATTTTGATGATGTTTTGATAAGACCAAAAAGATCTTTCTTAACAAGCAGAAAACAAGTTTCTCTCGTTAGAGACTTTCATTTTGTGCATTCACCAAGACAGTTAAGTTGTACACCTATCGTAGTTGCCAATATGGATACTGTTGGCACTTTTGAAATGTCAAAAACAGTAAGTAAACATAAAAGTATAGTGTGTCTACACAAACACTATTCTATTGAATCGTTAGTAGATTTTTATGTTAACTATCCAGATCTTAGAGACTATGTTTTTTACTCTACTGGAACATCATCAAAAGATAATGAAAAAATATTAGAAGTATTCAATAAACTAAAAACCCACAACGTCCTGCTGCCAAATATCTGTTTAGATGTTGCTAACGGATACACCGAACAATTTGTGAAAACAGCAGCCCATTTGCGTAAAACTTTTCCAGAAGTTATTATTATGGCAGGAAATGTTGTTACTCCAGAGATGGTTGAAGAATTGATACTTCATGGCAAAGTTGATATAGTCAAGGTTGGTATAGGTTCGGGTAGCGTTTGTACAACTCGTTTAAAAACTGGTGTCGGATACCCACAATTGAGTGCTGTGATGGAGTGTGCTGACGCCGCTCATGGTCTTGGTGGTCATATATGCAGCGATGGCGGATGCAAAGTAGTCGGAGATGTTTGTAAGGCTTTTGGTGGTAATAGTGATTTTGTAATGTTAGGTAGTATGTTCGCAGGAACCGATGAATGTGAAGGAGAGTGGCGATATGAATATCTAACAAGCCTTGGTAATTGGCAACCTTTAGATCCTAAAAATAATAATGCTAAAAGAAAAGTTTCTTTACAATATTATGGAATGAGTAGCAAGAACGCTATGGACAAACACCATGATGGTGTCGCTAACTATAGAACGGCAGAAGGTAAATGCGTCACTGTACAATATAAAGGCTCGGCAGAAGAAATAATACAAGATATTTATGGTGGCTTAAGAAGTGCATGCACTTATATAGGAGCCAATAAGATCAAAGATTTTGGCAAAAAAACAACATTTATACAGGTCAACAATACTCACAATAAAATATATGAAAAATCTTAATTTATTTTGTCCTATTAATGGGACAGGTTATGGTATTACATCCTTAAATATTACTAAAGCACTATCAAATACTGATATTAATATCTCTTTGTTTCCAATTGGAAATAATATAGAATGTAATAATGAAACAGAAAAACCTCTTATTCAAAAATTACTAGATAATAGCAATTCATTCGACTACTCCGCACCATGCTTAAAAATATGGCATCAATACGATCTATCTGCTAGAATTGGTAATAGTCATTATTATACTTTTCCATTTTTTGAAATAGATAAATTAACAAATAGAGAGATACATCAATTAAATTATTGTGATTTTATTTTTGTTGCTTCTGAATGGGCCAAAGATATTTTGATTAATAATGGTGTTAAGCAACCCATATCTGTCTGTCCATTAGGAGTAGATGCAACAATTTTTAATATTCCTCCACATAAAATTAAATTAGAAAAACCAAATTATATTTTCTTTCATATTGGTAAATGGGAGCATAGAAAATCTCAGGATATTTTATTACAAGCTTTTGATGCTGCTTTTGATATTAATGATAATGTAGAACTATACCTATTACCATTTAATCCTTTTCTGAACGAACAAGAAAATCAATATTGGTTCAATTTGGTCAATAACTGTAAACTAAAAGATAAAATTAAGGTTTTTGGTAGACTACAAACTCAATATCAGGTTGCAGAATTTATAAATAATTGTGATTGTGGTGTTTTTGTTTCGAGAGCAGAAGGATGGAATAATGAAATTATAGAAACAATGGCTATGAATAAGCCTGTTATAGTAACAGACTATTCTGCCCATACACAGTATTGCAACAAGAAAAATTCATACTTGGTTGATATACGAGAAACAGAACCGGCCAATGATGGAAAATGGTTTAACGGATTTGGTAATTGGGCTAAAATTGGACAGAATGAATTTGAACAAATAGTATCTCATATGAAATATGTGTATAATAACCGTATAGACTCTAATTTAGAGGGTGTATTAACGGCTAATCAACACAGCTGGAATAATACAGCAAATATAATCCATTCAACAATGTTAAGAAATAATAGCTATTATGCCAATACCAAAACCAAAACAAAACGAAGATAGTCAAAAATTTGTTGCTCGCTGTATGGGTAACAAAACTATGACAGAAGATTATCCAGATCAAAAACAAAGAGTTGCTATTTGTCTTGGTCAAACTAGAAAAAAAGCCAAAAGCACTTTAATTGATACTGTTTTAGATATACTGGGTTTTTCACTGTCATATAATGATTGTGAATCTTGCGGTGATGTTGAAGAAATAACATTAGCTGATATAATTCCACCAAATGTTGAGGATTATGTGGATTTTGGCGAAGATACAGAAGAACTTGAAATTCCATCCGTTGCAAAATACGAATATGTCGATCCGGTAACTTTTGAAAAATACTATTTTGAACGTAGAGGTAATTATAAAAAAGATGGCAGATATTTGAGGTATGAAGGCGAAGCAAAGGCTGCCGAGTATCAAGGTCGTAAAGTCACACTCAATAAACCATTTAGAACTTCTAATGGTCCTAAAAAATTTGCCGTATATACCAAAAACGAAAGTGGTAATGTTGTGATTGTTAGATTTGGCGATCCAAATATGAAAATTAAGAAAAATATTCCTGAGCGTCGCAAAAGTTTTAGGGCAAGACACAATTGTGATAATCCTGGTCCTAAATGGAAAGCTCGTTACTGGTCATGCAAAGCATGGTGAGGAGATAAAATAATGTCAGATATAGAAGATTTATTAAATAAACAGATAGAGACTACAGAAAATAATGAAGTTGAAGCTCAAGAAGTAGAAAATTATTCTTCTAATCCAGTAATAGAAGCACTTAAAGCATCTCTAAACATTCATTGGCAACAAACTACCTCATTATCAGCACAGGCTGTTCATCTCGAAAGATGGGGATATAAAAAATTAGCCAATATCTTAAGAGAAGATGCTAAAGAAGAACATGAACATGCAATGATTAATCTTCACAGACTAGAGTTTTTTGATGTGGACTATCAGCCGCTAGTTGTGGCCCCAAAAACTTGGACAAGACATGATATGGTCGCTATGATTCAATATAATCTCGACTCTGTGAGAGAAGCCGCCGCTGCTGAAAGAGCAACCATCACCGCTGCTAGAGCAGTTGGAGATGAAATGACAGCAAATATTATGATTCCTTTGTTGCATGGTAGCGAAGATGGTATTAAGCTTTACGAAGGTTATTTAAAACTAATAGAACAAATGGGCATAGATAATTTCCTAACACTACAAGTATAACTTCCTACTTAAAGAGGCTTAAAAATGGATCGTATACACGATATTCTAAATTCCGTCAATGAAACACTAGCCAATGCTGCTAAAACTCAAAAGAGTAAGGAGCCAGAAAAGAAATTAAAAGCTGAAATGGAGATGGACGATTATCAAGAAAGTTTTTATGAAATGAGTGTTGGTTCTTTAAAAGCCATAGCGGCCCATGCTCAAGATATTATTAATAATCTAGAAAATGAAACAGTAAAGAATAATCTCACAGCACCACATCTTCAGGGCATGATAGCAGTAGCCGAAGATCATATGCGTAGTATTCATGATTTTGTAATGTATGTAGAGTTTGAACAAGAAGAAGAAGAGATGGAAGAAGAAACAGAACCAATGGAGGAAGAATCCAAAGTGGAGCCTGTAATGAAAAAACGCAAACAAAATAAAAGAGTAAGAATCAAAGATCTTCCACATTATACATTTGTTATGCCAAATTCTCCAGTAGAAGCAGATTCTTATAATGATATTAATATGTTTGAACTTGGACCATCTACTATGAAAAATTTAGATGATCTATACGGAGATGATGAAGAAAATACTAAATTAAATGATACTAACGCTATGAAATCTATGATGGAAATATATGCTAATATATATACTATGATAGACAATATAAGTGATCCTGTGGTAAAAAAGAAGTTGACAGATGCCATGAAAAATGTTAGAATGACAGGCATGGTGGAGGCTATGAAGAAATTTGAAGATTTCCTAATGTTTCTACCTCTGGCTGACGATGATAAAACAATGTTTGCAGCAGAAAAGCGTCCAGGCTTATGGGAAAATATTCGTAGAAAAAGAGAACGTATGGGTAAAAAATATAAGCCAGCAAAACCTGGGGAAAAAGATAGACCAGATCCTGAAGCATGGAAAAAAGCACAGAAATAAATTGTAGTTTTTCGGATTCTGAATTTATTGCATGGCTAAACTCCAGATTGCAAAATATTCATGGATATGATACTAATAATAGTATTATATCTCGTTTACGAACTATAATGAATAAAATAGCAATTTATCAAAAACCATGTTCAGATGCAGATTTAGATAAAATCATCAGTAGATACTTTATAGATTTTTATCTAATTAGAGACAATACTACTACAATAGGATATACAAACGAAGAAAGAAATAATTTAAGACAATCTATTAAACACATTATAGCTGATGTGTTAACGAATAATGTACCAAAGGATATTTTACTCAAATAGGAATAATTTATGTTACTACAATTAAATGGTATCGGTAATCAAAAAATTAAATATAAAGATCATTCTACAATAGAATTTGATAGTCTACAAGAATATATGTTATTGGCCAAAAAATCTATCTCTAAGTTTGCTAATCAGTTTTATCAAGGTTTGTCCTCTAGGATGCTCAAAGACGAAGATGCTATTGCGTCTGTCGCTAATGCTCTTATGATGGCAGATTGGCGGTGGGATGAAAATTACCAAAATGATAAAGGCACTAAAAAAACAAGATACTCATACAGGAACCAGTGTGCATTATGGGCTATACAAACATATATTACTAAGGATCATAGAAAAGATAAAAAATTTAGAAAAAAGGCATTATCTCTAGACCATATTACTGATGATTATGATCATATGAGTCCACACTCATTTACTCAAGACGATAAAACGCTATCACCAGAGACTATTTTAATGGAACAAGAAAATCGTCAAGAACTATCGGATTTGATAGAATCCTTATTGTCACTAGATTGCTTAACAGATAGACAGAAAGATTATATCAGATTGTATTATTTCGAATCATATACTTTTGAAAAAATTGGTAAAAAATATGGTATAACCAGAGAAGCAGTAAGACAAGGATTAAATAAAGCTATAAATATGATTAAGGAGACTATAAATGTTTAATGTAAAAATACATTGTATTATTTTTGGCGTTAATGAAAAATTAAATAAACGATGCATTTTATCAGTCCGACCAGATGATATAGAACTTCCTTATTTAACATTAGATGAAACCAACTATTCTGATCTAAACGAAAATCTTGTCAAATTTTTAAAAGAATATATATTTGTTAATGATCTGGTTTTAATCCCACAGTTTACTACTATAAATAGTAAGATCTTGAATACTGAACCCAATACTTTAGATGTTGTTTTTGCTTTTATTGTGGACTATACGTCTAATATTGATGATAATAAAGTATATTGGCTCAATTTTGATCCTTTAATCGAACATAAACTTAGTCCTATTATTTTTGAAGCTATGCAAAAACTAGTGTAGTATGATGCAAATTCTTAAAAGATGGCTTTCATCATTTGATTCAATCAATAAAAAATCATTGAATAATCAAATTATATTTGAGATAGATAAAGATCAACAAATTAATATAAGCATTGAGTTACACGATCTTTCATCTTCTGCATCGCAAACCATGGGAGATCTTTTCTTTTTATTGAATGAGGGCTACTATGTGCAACATATACTAGAAACATTAACGACCATTGCTAATCAAAACAAAGAAAACACAAAGTTTGTGCAAGCAGTTATAAATGTATGGTCTTCAAAAGTTTTGAGTTCGGACATTAATACTTCTGATATAGATATTATTAATAATGAAACTCCAGTCATTAGTCCTAGTCAATTTAGTGTAGGAAAATAAAGTGCCTAATAAACCATTAATTATGTGGGAAAAATGGGTTGATCCATTTGGTAAAGACATAGATGAAGCTAAGTGGACAGACTATAATAATGATATTGCGGATATTGACGATCTATTAGACGAAGAAGAAAAAATAGCACAAAACAAACAATTTCACAAAACAATTCATAATGATCCAATTAAGGTTATTGCATCCCCACTAGGTTTGATTCCATATAATGAACATACTGCAAGTGGTAAAATTTTTAATTTTTGGTTAGGACACACTAATTTCAATATTTCCAATAAAATCAAAAATATCATAGAAAATTGCAGTGGAGTAGAAATATTAGATATTTTTACACGATACAGATTTAGAATTGCTATTGGTAAATGTTTCAATGATTCTGAAACCATGGCCTTAATTAACGATAAAATTTATGAATTTTTATCATAACAAATAAACTATGACATCTGTTAATAATAATACGCTACAAGATATACATACCTATAATATAGATCCTATTAATAGAGAAATCTATTTACATTCTCATATTTCTGATAGTGAAGAAGGCGGTGTGGATTATAGATCAGCAATTGTATTTGAGAAAAATCTTAGATATTTAAATTTATTATCATTAGATCCGATATTAGTGCATATGCATTTACCCGGAGGAGATTGGCAAGATTGTTTAGGAATTTATGATGCAATTAAGGCGAGTAAAAGCAAAGTTATTATAGTAGCATCGGCAAAAGTAGAATCAAGTAGCACTATTTTACTTCAGGCGGCCGATCTAAGAATTTTAACAAGTAATACTAATTTCCTTGTGCATTACGGCTCAATTAGTGTTGACAATGAGCATAAAGCAGCATTAAGTATGGTACAATGGAGCGAAAAAGAAAGCGAAAAGATGATTGATATATTCACTGAAAAGTGTATGAATAGTAGTATATCGAAAGAAAAAAATTGGAAAAAAATGATGGCTAGAAAACATATTGTTAGCCAATTAGCAACAAAAAGAGATTGGATTTTAACAGCTGAAGAGGCGGTTAGATATGGTTTTGCTGATGGTATTTTGGGTAGTAAAAAATATCCTAATATTGACTATATCAAAAATCTAATGAAAAAGTCTAAATAATGTATATAGATTTTGCCTTAATAGATACAGATTTAGCAGATAATGATGCTAAAAAAATAATAGAAGAAATTATTCCATACTCTGTTAATAGTATTACTTCTCCTATTTACTTAGTAAAATCTATAAAAAACTTAATTCCGAAAACAATAACGGTGTCTTGTTTAATAGATTATCCATTAGGTATTTCTGATATTAAGACTAGAAGATTTGCTATAGAACAAGCGGCTAAAGCCGGTGCTACTGCTGTAGATATAGCTATGCCACAAAATTTAGCCGCCAATAGAAAATACGATAAAATTAGAGATGATATTAAATCGTCAAAAGAATTTTGTGATACCAACAATATTGAAATCAGATATACTTTAGAGTATAGGATTTTTGATCACCATTGTTTAAAAAAAATTTGTGAAATTTTTGAAAATCATCAGGGTAAATATGTTTTTCCTTCAACGGGATTCTTTTTAGATAATTTGGCCGATAATATTCTAGCATCTATTTTTTTGCATCAAAATTCTAAAGATCTGAATATAATTTCAACAGGCAATGTCTGGCACGATAAACATTTTGATACTCTATTAAAAAGTGGCTTATTTGGTTTTAGAACAACTTCGGTTCATAGCTTGAAAAATTTCATAGTTTTCAATTCTAGTCGCAAAGACAAATAATGGTGTATAAACCTGTGTCCACAAAAATCTTTTTTATTATGGAGTATAATAATGGCCACAGCACAAGTAAATGGTTCAACCCTCACAAATAATGGTTATGGCTCATTTTTAGAAGCCAATAATGCCCACGGCACAATGAAGGCCAACGGCACATCAACATCTAATGTAGTAGAAAGCGTTACAACTCCTAGTCCAACAGTAGGTGTTTTTGCATCAACTGTTGTTGAAGATACTGTAACAGTTAAGGACTATGCTGGTAAAGCAGTTTCCGGAGGTGTTTTTGCTCATAATCATGTTAAGCCAATTTCTAGTTTAATAACAACAGAATTAGCTGGTCTTAGTAATACATCAATTACTACTCCGGGTAATGATGGAGATACTATTCGTAGTATCAATAAACTAGAAACTCTTCGCACCCGTAAACTAACTACAGCAATTAGAGAGAACAAATACAATCGTTATACAAATGAGTTCGATGCTGGCTATCCACAAGCCTCAGTAGACACATTGGCAACAGACGAAGCAGCCGCTCCAACCTCCAGTGTTCCTGGCGAATTGACCTATATGAGTGGTGCTAAGACTCCTTACAATGATAACTACAAGGCTAAGACCAGTTATTGATATAATTATATTTTTTAAATTATTGACACAATATAAGCCAATGATACATCTTGTGTCGTTGGCTTATTCAATATAAAGGGCAACAAATGTCAGAAACTATAATTCATTTTTGGGAAAATATTGCAACTACTTCCATTGGAATTATAGTAACCATGCTAGGATTTTGGGTAGCCATAGGAAAAAATATGGTTACTAAAGCAGAAGTGGCCGAATTGATAAAAAATGAAAGTCCATATAATCAAGATCGTCAATTTATTATGGAAAGATTAGCAACTAATAAAGAAACCCAGGCCGCATTTGCATCAGCTTTACAGCGTAACACAGAAGTAATGAATGAACTAAAAGTACAAATTGCCACATTGGGGAAAACACTAGAAGCACTAGAAGATAGAATAGAAAGACACTAACATGGCAGCAACTCAATATAATTTTAGTATCGAACAAGGATCTTCGTTCAGACTAGCTCTAACATATAAAGATAGCGATGGTAATATAATAGACTTAACCAATTATTGTGCTAGACTAACCATGAAAATAGGTAGCGATGAATATAAAATATTTAGTAGTTTAGAAACTAATTTTGATGAATATAAATTTACTATTGATGGCCCTCAAGGAACTATTAATCTATTAATTCCCGCAGAAGCCACCAATGACTACAACTTTAATTCTGCTAAATATGATCTAGAATTACAAAGTCCACAGGATCTATATGTTGGTGGAGGTAAATATACTATACGAGTTTTATATGGAACCATTACTATTATTAAACGATTTAGTCAATCAACAACATTACTAGACTGCGCATTATGAGCTGTTTTGATGTACAAATTTTAGATCCCAATATCAACACCATAGAAATCGAAACTTGTATTGGTGATCAGCCATCATCTATAGATATAGTTACATATGACAATACTGCACTAGTAGAAGTTTCTCATTGTATAGCATTATTGCCTTCGGATATTAGTGAGCTAATTCCTGTGCAAGATATAGTGGCTGGTAGTGGAATCTCAGTTAGTAGTATTAGTGGCATATATACTATTTCATCAAATAATAGTGATCCTGTAAGTCTATTAGAAACCGTACAAGATATTATTGGTAATAGTGGGTTATTAGCTGGAAATTATATTAATATTAATTATAACGATAATACAGGATTTACTACAATATCTGCCACTGGATTACAACCTAGTGGCAATTATGCTAATGCTATTCATACTCATACTAGTAGCGATATAACAGATTTTAATAGTAGTGTAAGCGGTTTGTTACCAAGTGTAACTGGCACTGGCTATGTCTCTTCGTCTTTTTCTAATAATCTTTATACTATTTCTGTAACAGGACTACAACCTAGTGGAAATTATAGCGTTGATGGTCATACTCATACAAGCTCTAATATTACAGATTTTAACTCTAGTGTTAGCGGACTTCTTCCTGTTAAGAATATTAGTGCTGGCAGCGGCATAGGAATATCTTCAGTTTCTGGTGATTTTACAGTTAGTGTTACTGGGACTTTTGGTCTTACTGACGAAGAAGTTGATGATAGAGTAAGTAATTTATTAGTGGGTGGTAATTATGTAAATCTTAATTATAATGATTTAGGAAACAGTCTAATAATTTCTGTTACTGGCGTTCAGCCAAGTGGAAACTATAGTTTAATTGGACACTCTCACAATACTAGTGATATAACAGACTTTAATAGCGGAGTAAGCGGACTCCTTCCTAGCGTTAGTGGCAGCGGATATATAGTATCGTCTTTCGCTAATAATATCTATACTCTTAGCGCTAGTGGGCTACAACCAAGTGGTAACTATAGTGTTGTTGGTCATTCACATGTTATAGCTGATGTTTCGGGATTGCAAAATGCTTTAGATAGTAAACAACCAAGTGGAGTTTATGCTAGTGGTATTCATTATCATATTAGTTCTGATATCACAGACTTCAATAGTGCTGTTAGTGGATTGATTCCTCCGTCTAACTTTACTTCACTAACTGGATTAAGCGGAATAGTTGTCACTAATAGTGGCACAAATTATTTTGTAACATTAAGTGATCCTACTATTCAACTAGCTGATATTACAGATCTATCTTCTAATGCTAGAACTTTTTTATTAACACCGTCTAGTAGTAATCTTAATACTTTAATTAGTGATGAAACTGGATCTGGAAATTTAGTATTTAATAATAGTCCCGCTTTTAGTGGCACCCCAACTGTGCCAACAGCACCAAGCGGAACAAATTCTACCCAAATTGCTAGCACAGCATTTGTTAGAACAGAAATCAGTAACCTAATAGACTCCGCCCCATCAACACTAGATACTCTTAATGAATTAGCAGCAGCACTAGGTGACGATCCTAATTTTGCCACCACTATTGCTAGTGGATTGGGACAAAAGGCAAATTTAAGCGGAGCTATTTTCACTGGATCAGTAACTATTCCTAGCGGAACTGGCAATTTTGATAGTTTAACAGTTGGAGGGGTGGTGGTGAGCATTAGTGGTCACTCTCACGTTACTAATGACATCACAAACTTTAATTCATCCGTTAGTGGACTACTTCCAGTTAAAGACATATTAGCTGGTAGCGGTATTTCTGTATCATCGTCTAGTGGTATTTATACTATTAATGCTGATATTAGTGGTGTCATAACAGAAGTTATTCAAGATAATTTAGGTAGTGGATTTTTAGTCGCTGGCACTGGCGTTCAATTAACATATGACGATCCAGCTAATACTCTAAGATTGGATAATCTTCACACTGAAATTAATGAACTTAGTTTAGAACCTCAAGGATTTGTAAATAGACTTGATAGTGTTATTAGCTTTAATGATAGTACCAGAACATTTACTATTGCTCCTAGTGGAGCAAGTTATGATGTTTATATTGAGGGAATTAAAGTTACTAAAACAACAAGCGAAAGTATTGTTATACCAACTGGAACTGCACTAAATTATCTTCATTTTAATACTGACACTGGATTATTGGATAATAAAACAACAGGATTTAATTTTGATACTGATGTACCGATAGCTTATATTCATTGGAATGCTGATATTAATCAAAGCACATTTTTTGGTGAAGAACGTCATGGAATCCGCATGGATAGTGTTACTCATAAATGGATACACAACACTTTCGGCATACAATATATTAATGGTCTTAGTATTGGTGGATACATCTTATTAGGTAATGGATCCTCTAACAGTCATGCTCAAATTGATATATCTGATGGTGTTTTATATCAAGAAGATATAATTATAGATATTACTAATGATAATGGAATTAATAGTGCCAATGAATTTGTTCAAACACTTAATCCAATAGCCTATATTCCTACCTACTATCATAGTGGTTCAACGGGACAGTGGGTAAGAGACTCTGCCACAGCGTTCCCAGTAAAATACAATGGAACACGCGCTCAGTACAATCTATTTAGTGGGGGAACTTGGACAATTCCAAACGTTACTAACGATAGATTTTTCGCAATGTGGATTGTGGCAACAAACGATATTAATGATCCTATTCTTGCTATAGTTGGTCAAAGAGAGGATAGCAGTTTAAATAGTGCCGAGAGTCACAATAATTGGAATGATATTAATCTTACTAATATTCCAACACAAGAAATAAGACCACTATATCGACTAATTTTTAAAACCAATTCTACCTATACAAATACGCCAAAGAGTAGCTTACAAAGTATACTAGATATACGAGTGGCTATTCAATCTACTGTTGCTGGTGTTGTTCAAAATGATCATGGTAGTTTATTCGGATTGGCCGATGATGATCACTCCCAATATGTGCATATTGATAATAACAGAACCATTAGCGCACTTCATACTTTTAGTAATGGTTTGAATGCTGGTGGTCTTATTAATGCTGCTAGTGGTAGTTTTACATCATTAACTGTTAATGGAACCGGAGTTAGTCTAAGCGGCCACACTCATACCAGCAGTGATATTACTGATTTTAATAGCACCGTTAGCGGACTATTACCTAGTGTTAGTGGAATCGGATATGCTACAACGTCATTTGCCAATAATATTTATACTGTAAGTGTTACTGGATTACAGCCCAGCGGCAACTACAGCGTTGTAGGCCATACCCACACCAGCAGTAATATTACGGACTTTAACAGTAGCGTAAGCGGATTGCTACCAATAACTAATATAGTTGCTGGTAGCAATGTAACAGTATCAACATCAGGAACTACCTATACTATATCGTCTAGTGGTACTGGTGGCGGTGGAACAACCATAACAAATTATGGTAACAATAGATTACTAACTAGCGATGGAACATCAACAGGTATAGTTGCCGAAAGTGGTATAGTTTTTAATGATTCTACAAAAATAGTGGATATTACTTACGATACTAGTATTGGAGATAGTGGTAATGTTCCAGGATTAAGAATTACTGCTTACGATACTAATACTTCAGCTACTATGGGTGGAAGATTAATCTTTAGAAGATTTAATGGTACAGAATCCTCACCTTCTGGTTTATTAAATAACGATACTATTGGAGCTATAATATATGCAGCACCAAATACTAGCGGTATTGCTGAGACTGTTGGAAGAATATTAGGATCTGCGGATGGGGTTCTTGGGGGATCTAATACTAGTCAACCATCAAAAATATCAATTATCACCAGCTCTGGTCCGAGCAGACTTGATAATGAACTAACTTTAGAATCTGATGGAGAAGTATATACTAATGGATATATTACAGTAGATGACGGCATATCTGCTCCAACGCCTGTGTACAGTCTTGGAACAGTTAGCGGAAATACTGCTATTAGTTATGATGTAGATCGACAAATACAAACAGTAACTCTTAATGGAACTAGTGTCAACTTTACAGAAGGTACCGGTTGGACAACAGCAAATCGAAGTGTTGATGTTGTGCTTCAAATTACTGTAACTTCAACAACAACTGTTGCTTTTGATAGCGGGTTTGTAACAGATTGGTATAATACTTCTTTACCAACTTTCTCTTCTGGTGTTTATCTTATACTATTACGTAGTATAGGATCGACGATTATACAAGGTCATTATATAGGCAAGAAAATTTAAGGAATAATTTATGTATTATGATGATAAAAATAAAATTATAGTAGAAACATTACCAAAAAATAGTATTGGTCCTGATGGTAATTTCTATTTTAACTTTGATAGTGCGAACGATATTAACTTGTGGGCTAATCACAACTATTATACTATACGGAATGATGTGGAGTCTCCAGGTTCAGATTATTATGAAGATGTAAAAAACAGAGTGGTCACACTAGATAAACCATACGCCGATGTGGTTAGAGTATGGAAACAAAGAAATCCATCAGAAGGTGAATAATAATGTACTATAATATTAATAATCAACAATTAGTCGATAGTCTACCAACTAGCATAACTCTAGATAATGGAACAATAATTACTGGAGAAAATCTGGATAATAGTATTCTTGCTGAAGGTGGATACTATTTTGTTCGTAGTGATAATCCACCTCAACCAGAAAATACAGTAGAAGATGTTTCTCAAAGAGTAGTTAATATTAATAAACCATATGTTGATATTACAAGAACATGGATACCAATTCCTATTGTGGTACCAGAAAGTATTAGCGCACGACAAGTTCGCTTATGGTTAATCGATAACGATATTAGTTTAACAAGTGTTGAGGCCGCTATTGATACTATTGTTAACGAGAAATTGAGAGAGAAAACAAGAGTAGAATGGGAATATGCTCCTTATATAGAAAGAAATCATCCTCTTATTGAAAGCCTTGGTCAATATTTAGGATTATCTCCAGAACAAATTGATCAAGGATTTGTAATAGCGTCACAGCTATGAATACTTTCGTAAAAAATAATAGTTTATTAACCAATTTTAAATCTATTATTTATCCCATAGGTAGTAATACTGTGAATTGGTATAAAACAGCAAACTGGAATGGAACAACCACACTTACTGTTCCTGGAGGCAATGTAACTACAGTAGGAACCAACGGTGGTTCTAGTGCATACGGAACTTATGATCAAAGCGGACTAGTTGAAGAATATCTAGAAAATTACCAAAGTACTATTAGTGGTATAATCTATATGTATAGACATGCCGCTTCATTTGATGATACCGTAAATTATTTAAGATATACTGATTTATTCAATATAAATATAGTAGCAGCTGGTGTGGTTAGAGGATTCAGAGTAGCCTCTTTAAATAATCCGCATGGATATAATAATTTCATACCAGTTTGGGATGCTAATAATGTTGCCGCACCAAACGGATATGGTTCAGTACCATATTTATTTAATGTCGCTAAATATAATGTAACAAATAATGAGTATAAAGATTTTTTAATAGCAATAGCTTCCATAGATAATGCTCCAAGTGTTCCTAGTAATGTTTATTTAAATGATATGGCAACAAATATTTCTGGTGGTATTACTAGGACATTGATTGGAGGAAGTGGAAGTAGTAGTCAATATGTATATACTGTAAAAGCAAATATGGGCAACAAACCAATAAATTTTGTAAGCTGGAAAATGGCAGCACGATATATCAATTGGCTACATAATGGAAAACCAAGCGGGTCTCAAAATGCCGGAACTACAGAAGACGGAGCATATGATATCAATTTAAGTATACCAATTAGAAAAGTTGGAGCCAAATATTTTTTACCAAATATTAATGAATGGACCAAGGCTGGATTTTATAAAGGTGGTTCTACAAATGCCGGATATTGGTTATATGCTACCCAAAGTAATACTGTGCCAAATAATATTACAGCAACAGCAACAGGCGATGGTATTCTGGTGTAATACTAAATATCCTCTAAATAAAAGGAAATAATATGGCTAATGATATAACCAAAGCAATTTCGGCTAATTCTATTAAAAATGGTACACTGCTGGTATCCTGCACCACAACAGGAGAATACAGCTTATTAAATACTTATGTTAAAAATACTCCCACCATTAGCGATATAGAAGCTAAATATGATAACAGATTTGATGATCCAGCATATTACTATGGTATTGGTAACGACACAGTAGTAGGAGGCTAATATGCCAATTTTAAGAATAAATGAATTTCCAGAAGGTAGCGGCAGTCTGAGTAACGATGACGTTTTCTTATTTATGGATGATCCATCTGGTAGTGGTGTTACTAAAAAGATTAGTCTTAGTGAAATAAGTGCTGGTATTGGATATCCCACAGTAGTTCAACTTGGTAGTGTTAGTGGTACTATCAATACAGACGCTAGTCTTGGAGATATTTTTGATCTTACGTTAGCTGCTAGTGGTACTTTATCTAATCCAACTAATCCCACAGATGGTCAAAGTTTACGCTGGAGAATCTCTCACAACGCTAATAGTTTAACTCTTAATTTTGGTAACCAATTTAAAATTCCTAGTAGTGCCACAAGTCCACTACCTCTTAGTTCAACTAGCGGAAATATGGATATTCTTGGTGCTACTTATGATAGTAGCAGAAACAAGTGGGACATTATAGCTTTTGTACCGGGTTATTAACAGAAAGGTAAAATGTTATGGCAACTCTGTATTTCAACGGCGCGGTCGACAGCAACTGGAACACGCTCGGCAACTGGTGGAGCGATAATGTATACTCCGTTCCTGCCACATCTTTACCTAGTAGTGCTGACGATGTTATAATGATTGCTGATTGTTTAACTAATAGCGGTAGTGGTGCTATAGTTAACACTCTTACTTTTGATGGTGGTCCATCTAATGGCAGTGTGAGCGGCGGTACTGCAACGCTTGGCATAAATATTACGGCTATTCAAGTTTCGGAATATTATACTATTGCAATTATAATAGATGCCTTCTTAACAGGCACACTAACCGCACACAAGGTTTATTTAACTGGAGCCTCTTATAGCGGAAATAATAATGGTATTATTAATGGTAGTGTATTATTTAATTCTCTTGGTTATAACAATGGTACTATCAATGGAAATGCTACCTTTGGTGCTGGTGGATATAATAACGGAAGCGGCTCCGTAAATGGTAACGCAATTTTTGAAGCATCGTCGGTAAACGAGGGATATATCGGAAATAATGCTACATTTATCGATATGATTAACTACGGATACGTAAATGGAAATGCTATATTTTATGGAGGTGCTGATAATTCTAATACTATCAATCAACATGCTACTTTTAATGATTATTCATACAACAACTCCGGCGGCACCGTCACCGGAGACGCCACGTTTAATGATTATTCATACATCAACGAAGGCACCGTCAACGGCGATGCGACGTTCAACGACAATTCGTACAACAACTACGGCACCTTCACCGGAGACGCGACATTCAACGACAGTTCGTACAACTACAACGGCACGCTCGGCGTAGACGCGACGTTCAACGACAGTTCGTACAACAACGAAGGCACCGTCCCCGGAGACGCCACGTTCAACGACAGTTCATATAACAGCGGCGGCGGCATTGTTATCGGAGACGCCACGTTCAACAACAATGCGTACAACGACGGCGGCGTCAGTGGCAACGCGACGTTCAACGGCAGTTCGTACAACAGCGGCACCGTCACCGGAGACGCGACTTTCAATGACAGTTCGTACAACGGAAGCACTGGCGTTGTGAATGGCACTGAAACCTACGCCAATCGCACGCCGTTTCCGATCCCTCGCGGCATCAACGGTTCTTCCATTCTAGGAGTTATATAACTATGAATCTTTCACAGCCAGTTACTATTCAACCACCAACCATTACTCGATCCACCGGAGAGGTACGTGTTCAAAAGCCTATCACTTTATCTGAATTGGACATAACCCTAATCGACAATAACAAAAGGAAGAGATGCGAAGTTCGCATTCGCCCCTGCCCCTATTCTCTACTTTTATGGACAAACAATGATTATGATGCTATTGGCGATTATACTCAAGCCCAAGTTGAAGCTAAGGTTTTGGAACTATTAGGTAGTGAACCAGCTAAAGTATTAGAAGGGTTATTCCTTCCACCAGCGCCTCCTGTTATAAAGTAAACTTTTCTAAAAGTAGGTTATAATTTATGATCAAACCAGGATACAAAACCAGTGAGTTCTGGTTCACACTAGTAAGCTTCTTATTTAGTGGACTATATTTATTGGGTATACTAAATGATCATTCTCAAAAAGAGGATTTGATTGCAGAAACTAGTCGAGGTTTAGAAGCATTAATATTGATTATTGGTCAGCTAACGGTGTTATTTCGATATGTAAAAGGCCGCAATGAGATTAAGAAAATTTGGTGGACTAATCAAAATGAGTCAAATAAGTTAATAGAACAACCAGAGGTAAAAAAAGATGTCAAGCCAAGAACTAATAAGAGCAGAAGTAGAAAAACTAATAGTCAACACAAAAGAAAAAGTAAATGAAGTTAAGCGTTTTGCTCTTGGTGAAGCGTGGAAACTATTACAGCTCACAACAGCTAGTGTTGTACAAATTATAGAAGCTATTGGTAACGATTTAAGCAATCCTGATAAAAAAGCTTTGGCAATGGATCTTTTGAATAGTTTTTATGATAAAATCTTTTTAGTGATAGATGTTCCATTTGTTCCCAATCTTGTTGAGCCTATTATACATAAGTACATCAAAAATATGCTCATGATTATGGTGAGTGCCACTATTGATGCTACGGTTACCATTTTTAGAAATACGGGCGTTTTTATTAAAAGAGAGGCTGGATTATGAATTACACAGAAACTTTTGAAGAATTTGCTAGTAAAGTTGGACCAATGGATTTGGCCCTATACGCTGGTGTCGGCTTAATACTATGGGTATTATTTAAGGATAAACTAAGCCCTGTGCAAACACTATTAGGTGGATTAGTGGAAAAATTTAAAAACGCATCTCCACTTAAACCAGTAACTCCTGTTGCTGTTGTTGTTCCGTCGGTCAAGCCGGTTGTTACAACTAAAGAGGATATATTTTTTAAACTGATTGTAAGCTGGAAACAAACGCGAGATTTAGCTGCCGAGTGCGGATGTGTTAAGGCCGTAGAAGTTGCTGATCAAATGTTTCCATACTTAAGTCCTGTAGTTTGTGGAGATAAGGAGTCAACATGAATACTAAAACATTATTATTAGCATTAGCTTTTATACTAATAGGAATTGGATTATTCAAACCTGATCTTGGATCATTGGTAGATCGTCCACAACCTGTTGTTGTTGATATTGCAGAATTATCTGCACCGGTTAGAGAAGGCTTAAAAGCTAAAGCTGATGAGGTTGTTAGGGTTTTAAAAGACGGTGATCCTGATCGTAAAACTGATGGTAAAAGATTATCTAGTTTATATGTAGATTTAGCAACTCTTGTAACCTTAGATGGTGATGATGAGGTTATTAAAAATACAGAAGAAATTAGACAAGCCAACAAATTAGCGGGAACTATGCTCAAACTGG